ATCTAATACATCTTTCATTTTCCTTTCACTATTTTAATTATTAATACTACCTTTGTTATCAGATTGGTCTTAACGGTCAATCTGATACATGTCGTTATCCCGCCTCGCTTGTGAAAAGTAAGACGGGATTTTACTTTATTACGATTTTGAATAATGCTTGGTCTGCTCGTTATTCTTGTAAAATGTCAAACCGTTAGAAGGAATCAAATAACAGGAATAATCATCAGAACCTACTTTTTGAGAACAAAAGATTGTTCCACTGTCTATTGAAGTTTCATTATATAACACATTATCTACATATCTACGCAGCCTAAGTCGTGGAAGATAATTAACAATACCATTCCATTCGCTTTCAAAAAAGCTCAAGCTCCCAACTTCTATACCGTCTTGAGTGTACATTTTGAGACTATTAGTAACCGGGTCTATTTCTATACGAGTACCATTCGAGGAAGTGGAAATCTTACCTACTATCTCTATTTCTCCATTTTCTTTAATTCTAAAAGAATCATTGGGGGACTTTATATTCTTGAAGACTCCACTTGTCGCATTTACCTCACCATTGAATTTATACTTCCTGTTTTCAGGATCAAGCTCAAAAATGACTTCATTATCCACCAAAGCGAAGATACCGGATCGTTCAACTCCATCAATTGTAATGCACTTATCCCCCTGGACTATGCCGGTCAAAATCGGTTCCTCGGCTGTTCCGGCATTCTTCCCCGTAAACAGCTTCGGAGATATCATATACTCGCTGCCTATCTGCACTTTATTGGTATCCCATCCTACAAGCCAATCGGGTACATTTGACATAACTTTGGAGATTGAACCCTCAGTGAGCAACACATAATCAGGAATTGACTTTTCATAGGTCTTCACCGCAATACTGTCATATGCCGATGATATGTCGAGGGATATATTTATAAAGTTAAGCGATTCTAAAGGTTGACTGGAAAGTACTTCAACACCTTCCTTTAAATAAGATATACGCCATTTTTCAGGAGTATAATCTTCCTTAATATTTCCACTAATACGGTATAACTTAGCTATGACAGTATTTCCCGAAATTGGGACACCATGTATGTCGCACGGGATATCATTAATCCGAGTGCCGTTCATATAGAACTCTATCTGAAATAGAACGGCATCCTTTCCGTCTGCACCTTTCAGGTTTTCCTTAACTTCAGGGGAAAGATTATCCCAGCCAAGGATCACATCTCCCATCGTGCACACGTACTTTTTCTTGTCTGCGTCCCACTCCCAAGAAATCGCACCACCGGCAAGTTTACCGGATTTATCCGCTGCAAACCGGGCGGAACCGTCGCCAAATTCAGCTGTTCCATCAGGATAGATGCAATAAACTGTATGTCCGCTGCTATCTGTTCCTTTAATCAAGCCATTCTCGCAATAGAAGCCTTTTAAACCATTTGCACCGGGTATATCACCACCGATACGCATTTTTACGCAGCCGGCAAAACTTTTACTATTAATGCCAAAGAGAATGTCAATGGCGGGTTGTCCGCCTTCGTCCGCATGAAGATAGATAGCTGATTGTCGATTTATATTAATAGTATTACCAAACTGTATAATTTCATCACCTTCAGTTGGTATAGACATATCTGATAATCCGGAGACTACTGCTTCCATGCCATCTATATAATCAATACTTCCGGAAAATTCACTAACAGGAATTACAATCGTATCAACGCCATCTATCTTGCGAATTTCCGATATCTCTACCCAATAACCTTTTAATGTTCCATTTTGCCAATTCTGACAACGAAGGATATCATGAGCGACGAAGGACATTTCATCTTCTTCAATAGTGATGAACCAATTTTGCTTTGCATCATCCAATATGGCACTCTTTATCTTACCGTTTGCCTGAGTGATTCCAAGAGCTCCTTTTACAGCACGTATCTTCTGGATCAAGAGTTCAAAAACCGTCATCGTTTCACGCACAACAATAGAATCTATTTCAAGCTTCCATTTTCCCGATACATACTCCCATATTTTCCATCCGTGACCTGCGAAGCCGGACATGAAATCTTCTACCACTTCTACCACATATTCTCCGGCAGCATTCAAGATTTGCTTACCAGTTTTCTTTGCCGAAGCAAGCATACCTACAATCTTTGCTGTACTTAATATAGCCATAACTATAGTCTTATTATTTCAATCAAATTAACTCCAGGCACATAGTTCACGCCTAAAGTGTTCCAGAAATACACATCCAATAAGCCATCGCTACCAACTGTTACGTTGTCAATCTCAACGAACTGAGTCATATTGTTCAGTGGGCTAAATGAAATATTTGTCTCTACATTGTTAGCCGAATAGAATACCGACGGAAATTGGTCTGACGGAAGATCCCTGTCACAAGAAAGCAATATTCTTACTTTATAAGTTCCTTCGGCAAATGCTTGAAACCGAAGCATAACCTTCAAACCGGTATTACTACCTGAATTGTATCTGCTAATGTACTTGGCAGGATATACACCGCTATCGTCTACATTAGGCTGACGTACATCTGTATTAATGGCTGACCGGTCCACAGTAATCTCACCGGGATAATCAGCTTTTCTTTTTAAGTAGTTACCGACTTCATTGCCGCTGGCATCCTTCAATATATTAGTTGTATAGTTAGTTCCTTGCACAATCGACATATAATTTATGATCTCGCCATTGACCGTATCATAAGATATATTATTGCCAAGTTGAGCGAATGAAACGATAGTCTTTCCAGCAGTACCGCTGCCGCCTTCTTTCTGGAAGTTGCAAGTTATTGTTTTATTACTCTGCACATTATTAACGGTCGCTGTTCCGGCATTAGTTCCTACACCGGTACTCGTATCAGCGCCACTCCAACTACCGATAACATAACCATCGTTAGCCTGTGCGTTAACGCTTGCCTGGCCTCCCTCGGCAACATCCTGAACGGCCGGTGTCACAGTACCGTATGCAGTGTTATTCGCCTTTCCCGTTACTGTATAAGATACGGCCGGACGTTCCGAATACAAAATAGATGATGATTTAACTTCCGACTCACCAAAACTGTTTTTAACCTGCACGTATACAGTCTTGGATGCATAACCAGATGAAAGTTGATAAGAAAAAGTTTTCGATGTGCCGACAATCCAGCTTGCACCGGATAAGTCGGAAGTCTCACCAACCTTGTAATGGGTAAGTCCGCCAGTCATATTGAGAGTTATAGAAACCAACTGTTCGTAAGTAACCGTTACGCCATCATTGATTGATATCGAATTGAGTACTGGAGCGGTTTCATTCACGGATAACCTTGCGACAAACGGAGCCTTCAAAATATCCTTCAACTGATTCACGAAATAGTAAGCATCCGTTTTATCTTCCTCTGACAATGTACTTTCAAATTTAGCCGTATACTTCTCGGCACATTCCAGGAGCAACTCGTTGAAATTCACATTTACAAGCATTCCTGAACCATGAGCCGCATAGCTATATCCGAATATATTGTCGGAAACCGTGAACGCATCCACGGAGGTTATTCCGGATACCAGGAATGACAAGTCCTTAAAATAATAGTTCTTAGAAAATGGAACCAATATTTTCCATGTGACAGTATTGTCGCTTACTACCTTTTTAACAACCGAACTTAACCGCATACAGATGTATTCATAAACTTCATCCCAGGAAGCAACCCAGAGACTGTCATCACCGCCTTTGCCATACAAGTTATAAACAGTCTCTAACAATTCTATCCGAGTCAAATCAACCCGGTGAGAGGTTATGCCCACCCAGTATGGATTATCGCTTATGTGTTGTTCCGCTAATTCCGCCAACTTCACATCATTAGCTGAGGAGTTGGTTCCGCCATAAGTCCTTTTCTTATATAATGATCCTGTTGACTTCAGATATATCTTTTCCAGATGATGTAATGAGCTGCGGTAGAAATCAACGATAGGAGATTCATCAGCAGCAGTAACATAAGCACTATTACCATCAGGCAAACCCATGATCTTCATGCGACGATTGATTTTGCTCAAAGTTTTCTCATAATCTGCCACAAAGCCTTTCTTTATTTCATCCGGCTTCATTTTATCGTATATTCTTTCGTCAACATTGTGGTAAAGCATAGAAACACCCCAATCCTTTATCAAATCAAGCTCATCCCAGGTTATATATATGCTATTAGTGCTGGTATCCTTGATAAGCCCATCCGGATTATATTCGTTTCCCCAAGTTGGCCATAATGCAACACTAAAACCGAAACGGCGATCATTGCCGCAGCCGTCAGTATACACCAGCGGATATTCTGGTGTATAACCGGTTGTCGGTGTGTTGCCTAGATGGAAAAACTCGCTGTCATCAATCCATTTTTGATTGATTCTTCGCCAGATACGTGCATAGGCCCCCTCCACAGAGTCATCGGCCGTATAGGTAAATGCAAAATGCTTGTCATATTTAAGAGGTGCAAAACTCAAGTTTACAGAATCCGCACTAACACCAGAAGGAAGAGCAATACTAAATTCGATAATCTCTCCTGCGAGTTTAAGATATTCGAGGGTCAGCATCAAGGTTGAACCGGCCGGTATTGCAGACTTGCATATCACGGATAACTTTGTCTCAAAGTCTTCCGTTACATACATCTGTTTGACTTCAATCGATCCCGGATAGAACTTACCGGCAGAATCTTTCACGGTTATGTTTTTAGCCGCTAAATACATATTATTACCCAACGGAGAATCGCTTACGGTGTACTCTTTTTCAGCCCCTACAGAAGTAGGAGGTTCGGATAATGACACGGTACAAGAATAGATATCATGTTCCTCCCCATTGAGTGCATAAGAACCAATTACTTTTTCTTCATCAGATATCCAGATACCGCCGGAAGCGCCCGATATCCCTTCAAGATAATCAACCCTCGTAAGGAGCTGTGCCAGATTCTGTTTTTCCGAATTAGTATAGTCATTCGTTGAAAGCCCTTTACCGGCTATGCTATCCTGCTTGGAGTTCACTGCACTAACCATTTCGTTAAACTCGCTGGCAGAAAGCGTATCGCCTGTATTTTTGGTAGGAATATTTATATTTGCCATATTCTTTATTTTTACGTTATACCAATGCAAATGAGAAAGTATAAGGAAAGCCGGATGAAGGAGGTGTTACACCACCTTTAATAACAGATATAGGTACAAAGACCATTTTCTGTATCCTTTTGTCATAGACAGGAATAAGCATATTATCTTCATCTATACTGCCCGAAAACAAGGTTGGTGCGACATAGCTCCATTCGTTCTGTCCCATGACAGGAAGAGAACCAATCGGAGCAATATCGACTGCCGAATTCACATTATTAAGATCACCAAATGATAAATCAGAAGTTTCGGCTGAAAGCTCCACGATCGCGTCTTCATCCTCTTCGATAAGCGTGTCGATATCCTCTTCAAGCAAACAGCTTATCAGTGCGGATGGGGTGTTTTGTTTCGGAAGACGAACTATAAGTCCTTTTTCAACGACAGCACCACCCAATAGTCCTAATAAATGGTTGGTGAAATCTGTCTTGTCTTTACGAAGGAATATTTTTTTCAGTTCCTCGTTATTAGTTGCAATTTCAGCCAGTACTCGTAAGGCTGACATTACATCGGTATCTTTTACTTCCCCGGTTGCAGTATTCTGTAACAACAGGCGATTGATCAGGTTGCCATCAATCTTAATCCCTTTTAGAAAGTCGACAATCGCAGAGACCTCGCTATCGTCCACCTTACTAATAAATTCTTTCAATGCCCGAAGCGAAGACATCACATTCTTATCCGTCAGCGATTTGATATCATCCTTTTTCACGATATCGACACCTTCACCGCCACCTTGGATGATGGTAGAACCGCCACCTGTACGCGTCACGGAAGCCCCAACCGGATATTTCTCCGATCTGGGCTTTGCCGGTGCGGTGGATGATATTATAGCTACTTTCCTCATACTTCAATCATAATGCATTCAAACCGGTTCATCTTATAATCTATGGAGCCACCGGCATTAATGAATTTCTTACCAACCAAAAAAGTGTCGGACAATCTTGTTATCGGAGATAAATCCGCACGCTCTTTTATTTCCTGGGTAAGCTTAATACGGGTGGCACTATAATGATTGATGCAACGGGTGATCATCATCTCCTCGGGGCGGATTGTATCGTCTAGGATACTGTTATATAGGTTGTCTTTCAGATAATCATTGCCTAACATGACCTTACTGTAACATGCCCCATCCTCATTATAGGAGGATATTTTAAACTCGATCTCGTCCAGCTCGTTGATATAATTTTCATTGAGGACGTTTTCGTATGTACGATCTGAACTATTATCCTCCTTTTCTATTTCTGGTGTCCCTTTATACAATTGAAGCTTTAAATTACGCATGAAAGTATAATAGGGATATCTCTTTATTTTCCCGCCTTCCCCGTAATTATTAGGCATCGGCCTTAATACGGTTAGTTCTATTTTTCCCAATAGATGATCCTCTTTCCTGATCGGTATGGCATATCCTTCGGAGTCTATATTCATGCTATACTTGACATTGTTTTCAAAGTTATTCCAGCTATACCATATTTTCGACTTGTTATATCCACCGCATCTTATAATGAATCTTGTCTCCTCTTTTACCCATTTACTGCCATTCCAGTATTTATCACCGATCTTCAACTTGAATTTGCAGCAATTATCACCGGCAACATTATTCCAGTTTCCGTCACCTTCCTTGCCCGGATCAGTATATAATGAATCAGACTGAAAATATTCTCCGCTCAGCAACAGATAACTGGTCGCGCCTTCATCCGGTGGAGATATGACGGTATCCACCAAGTAGTCAGGATTGATCTGTAATACAGGAATATCATTGTTTAGGAATATCGTTAAATCGTCCAGTAAACTATAATTCTTATTACTTAGTCCCATGCCGATAATCAGGATATCTTCAAATCTTAACGTTGAAGGTTCGCCATCAGCCCATTTGTATTTTGACTGTTTGGCTATCAATGATCCGATATTGTTGATAACTGCATTATCCGCATTACTTCCCATTGGCTCCAGGTCTACGTTGATTTGCTGCAATGAATCCTTATCACTAAACAGGTTGTTAAATCTCTTATTCGTGTAGAACTTTACAAAATGAGAATACTTGTCTCCATCAATTTTTCGATAGTACGGGCTATCTTTAATCAAAGGATTTAATAAAGATGAGTCGAACAAATCCGGAATCAAGTCTTCCACAGCATAGTTACTGCATGTCACAGTCGCCTTGTTGTAACCCGGAAGAACATCCAGCGAATGGTTTGATCCGGCAAAGCCTATATCTTGAACCAACAGCTCGTTTATCCGGGCATCAACTTTATTTCCTAATCCGGAATCATATTTATGATATGTCCCGGTGTGGTCCACGTCAACAAAATAAATATCACCCTTCCAGTCCGTGCAGGTCCAGTTAAGGAATTTACAAACTTCCTCTAAAACTTCCTTTAACTTCATTGGCTTATCGTCTTCATCGAAGAAATTCTGTTCACTCAGTGTCATACCGGCAAGCACATTTTCTTCCGTAGAATATGCCTCCTGGCTGGATGCATACACATGAGGGATAAAGACAGAATTATATTGTCCGGCAGATGAGGAGATGCAACGCTGTAGTAAATGCCATATAGAAACAAATTCCTTACTTTTCCCTTCAATCGTATAGTCTATAAATTCCAATACAGACATAGCGGATATACATTCTATTTCCAGGACGAATGTCTCTGATGCGTAATCTTGTGTATAGAGTTCCGGCTTGATGAAACCGCACCAAGTTATAACACCAGCTTTCTTGAATGTTACCCGATATTGCCGGTATTCTGTTGAAAACAAGGTTTGCAGGTAATCATTACCGACAACCTGTAATTTTGCTGTTGAAAATCGGGTAGGTGTGTAAAGAAACTCTTCGCCCTCTATATCTACTGTAAACGGGGTAGCACCGGCGGTTAATTCCGTCGGTGTACCTTCATATCCATCTTTTTCGATTTCCACCACACAAGGAATATTATCCAGCGTGGCGAAAGGAACTGTGTAAATCAAACTATAGCTCATAATTTCTTTCCGGTTGATTTCATATAGTTTTTCAATGAGAGATAGATATCGGAACCACGCACCTTATCGAAACCAATATTTAAAATCTGCTTTCCGGCACCGCCCATTTGTCCGGAGTTGATGGCATCGAACAAATTAGCCTGTTGGCTCATGTTCAGGATCATTTCGCCCTTGTTCAGTCGGGCCAAGCCCTTATCTCCAAAAGAAGTTCCGCCTAAATATATACCTCCGGAGTTATAACCGGGTGCTTTTTGTTTTGCAGCCTCTATCATGGCGGTCATTGCCACGATCTGTGCAGCGGCCAGCGCGACACCGACGTACGGAATACCGGCATAGGCGGCAGTACTTTTAGCGGCCATTTCACCGGTAGCCGCTTCGGTCTTACGCTGGCTAGCTTGTATTTCTACCTCGGTAGCGACCTGGATAGCGGCTATCTCAGCAGCTTTACTGCCCACTGTGCTAAGGGCACTCTTTTCTAAAGATTTCTGTTGATCCTTGGCTCCTGACAGCTTCTTGCTCAATGCTGTGATACTTTCAATGGTGTGAATGATGCTATTAAAAGAGTCTACCGCATTGATCATAGCATTCCATATTGCCATGATACGCTCCCATCCGGAAGAATCCACGTCATTCATGACATCACGTAAGTTTTCAAATGCGCTAACCATCCGATCAGAACTACTTGCTATGTTTTTCACTCCGGAGTATAAACCTTTGTTCAGTTCCTTTGAGAAATCTTCTACGTCCTGTTTTACCTGAGCTATCTTCAAGGCTGTCCCCAAATCATCGGTATTCCGAATGGCATTATTCAGCTCTTCTTGAATTTCTTTTGCTAGATCGCTTGTCTTGTCTTTGACTCCGTTAAGCCTTTCCTTCAAGTTATCCCTATATTCAATCCATATATCAACTTTTTCGGAAAGCTTATCAGTGTCAGTTTTCTTGTAGTCAAAAGTAGTGTCACGCTGTCGGAGCTTGGGCATCTGAAAACTTTTCTCCATGTTTTCGCCAACTACTCCCTGCATTCTTTTTATAAGCTCATCGGCGGCATCCCCTACGCCTTCAATGGATATCGCTGAGTTGGTAGCTGCAATAGCTGCATCAATAATCGCCTGCCGGTATTCCTCTTCTGAAATCAGTTTCTTGTCTAACTTGGTTTTTGCAAGAGAAACGGAGGTTTGGTATTCCTTTTCAACTTTAGCCAATTCGACTTGAATTTTATCTTCTTTATATGAAGGATTGTTCACTTTCTCCTGAAGTAACTTTATATATTTGCTATTTAATACAGCTTTGTCGTCAGAAGATTTAGCTTCAATCAGGGATTTTCGATTTAATTCGTCATAGGCTTTGTTATATTCATCTGTTGTCAATTTCTCAACTTCTTTACGGGCGTTCAACTCTCGTAGGGATTGAGCATAACGTTCTTGCTGCTTCTGAAGTTCGGTTTGATCCGGATCACCGAAAGGCGGAGGAACTACTGTCGTTACCGTATTCGTTAAATGTTTGCCAGCCCGTTGGGTGGCATCATTTATAACTTTTAGGTTTTCATAGAATTCGGGTAGAACATCCTCTATCTTATACCAATTGAGATTCTTCCTATTCCCGGATTTCTCGGCTTCCTCACGTTGTGCTCTAAGATAGGCATGATAATTCTCTTTAGAAGTCGTTCTACCAGCATATAATTTAGCGAGCCGTTCCATCGCTTTTTCAGATAATCCAGCATCACCCGCTAACTTAGCATTTCGCTCAGTATACTCTCCAACCGTACCGAATGCGGCTTCTGCCATTGCAGCCTCTTTTAATAATGCAATTCTTTCCTTGACCTTTTTAATAAGCTCTTCCTGTGTTAATTTTTCCCCATCAACCATCTTTCCTAATTCAAGCTGTGCGGAATTGATCTCTTTCTGCTTGCTTTTGCGGTCATTCATTATATTCAAAAGAGTCTGCATTCGGGTAACCTCCTGAGTATTACCTGCCATTTCAACTTCCTTTTGATAGTCGGCAAATATATTCTTGACGCGTTTGGCTTCTTCACGCAGCAAAAAAAGTTTTCCTATAACCGCAGTAATGGCAGTAATAATAATCATAGGTTTGAAAGCCGCCCACATTGCCTTTATTTGCACTACAAGCTTACCTACAGCCACTTTGGTTACATTGCAAAATCTTCCCCAAGCCGATTGTGATTTCACTGTGGCAGCTTCTGCGGCTGCAACTTTAGCAGCTTCCGCTGCAGCAACCTCTTTAGCAGTCCTTTCCGCAAGTGTTTTCTCTGCACTGGCAAAATTCTTTTGTGCTATAGCCAGTCTTTCCCGCGCTGCAATAGCATCGTTATATGTCTGCGCTTGTAGATTGGCATTCTGAGCAGCGATAACCTCAACTTTAGTGGCTTCTAATGTTATTTCTGCGGCCACGCGTTCCCTTGTGGCTTTCAACATAGCCTTAGCCGTGGACCGAGCATCAACTATCTTCTTTGCGTCTGCTGCCTTTTGCTCTGCATAGGCAACTTGATCTGATGCTATCTTCTCCTTTTGAAGCGCCTTTTCAAGTGCTACACGGGCGTTAGCCTCAGCCATAACAGACTGTGTTTTTGCCTTTTCTAATGCTACCTCTGCGGCAATACGCTGTTGGGTAGCCTGTACCAGCACAGCGTTACTTTTAGCGACATTAGCCTCTATCATGGATGTGGTGGAAGATATGCTTGCCCACCATTTCGCAGCATGGTTAACTATACTACCCGTTATAAGCGCCAAGGTTCCGAGAACTATATTCTCGATATTCTCAGCAGCGGATGAAATTGCACCCGTAAGCCAGTCAATAAGGGACTTGTAAGAGCTTTGCACACCGGTACTATTAACCAGTTCCGTAAAGGTATTTTTCAGTCGGTTTACAGAGGTTTCCAGGTTATCCGTATCAATATCGGGAATCATCTCGTTAAGTGCTTCGGCAAATTCAGGAAGCACGTCCGCACTCATAAGCTTACCTTCCTTCATCAGCTTGTCAAGCCCACTTATGGAAACACCGGCAGCTTTTGCCATCGCCTGTAACGCTACAGGAAGGCGTTCACCCATCTGCAAGCGGAGTTCTTCTGAACTAATCTTACCCTTACTCATCATCTGGGAAAGCGCAAGCATGACACCGTTGCTATCGTCCGCGCTCATGCTAAAGGCCGTACATGCTCGGGAAACAGATTCAAAGACCTTGCGCTGATCCATCATCGACATACCGGAGATGGACGCGGCGGCTGTAAACTTTGCATAATTAGCCGTCAAAGCATTAATCTCCAACCCGTATTTTTTTGCCAGGTCCAATAGATACCGTTGGTTATCCGCATACCGGGCCATTCCACCCGATACGTTTTTCAAAGCAGTAGTAACCCGATTGGTTTCCCGGGCAACATCAATGAACCGGGAAACAAAATTGCTCAAGCCAATGCCACCGGCACCCAATGCAGCCGCAAATGTCAATATCTGCATCTGCAATGTCTTGAATGTGGCTTTTACCTGATTTGCCCCTCTCTTGAATTGCTCAGTTAAGAGATTGATCGCTATACTGAATGATAATTTACCTGCCATAATAGTCTGTTTTTTTAGTTTTCATAAATTCTTCAAATCGGCCAGCATCTTCTTTGATGGCACGTTCGGCTTCTTTTCTCATCTCTTCTTCTTCCCAGGGGAATATAATCAGGTCCCGGGCACCGTTTTTCATCTTCCTTGCATCAATATGAGGCAACATAGTGAAGTACGTCCACATGCGGGAACTTTCCATTTCTTCCTTACGTTTTCTCTCATAAGCTTCCAGATAAAGAGGCAGATCGCACAACTCCATTTCATTCAAAGCATAATGAGCATCCAGGCCCGCCATTATCAAAGTAGAAACTATTTTACCTATGTTTTCAAGGCTACCCTCGGAATTACCGACATCAGATGTGGTTATCTTTCTTTGAAATTGGGCCACGACTTCCATGATCTTTCCTAAATCGGAAGACATGGCATTCATAAACCTTTCGTCTGTCAGCACTTGCCGGAATACTTCAAATGTATACCTGGACTTATCGCTGGTGATATACATGACATAAAGCAAAGATTCTATATCTTCTTTATCCGTGTAATCCATCAGCGAAAAGGATTTTTCCCGTAGCTGTTCCCAGCGTATGATTGCCTTAATGGTAAGACGTTGGTATTTCATTCCCGGTGCCATGATCAATTTTGGCGGGCAAGGAATGCGAGGCGGGGCAGGTCTTTTATGACCTTCCACACTCACATCGCACACAGCAATAAGAACTAAAATTAAAAGTGCAACACCTGCACAAAAGATAAATATGCTCAAGTCCATTATTCATTCATATTAAAAAAGGCGGCCATCATAGGACCGCCTTATGCATTTGTTAACGAATTCTCAGTGTCACGCTGCAACCGGTTCTATCGGAGTCAAAGCTCCCACACCTTTAAAAGACGCGCTCACCGAAACAATCTGCCCGTTATCCGATTTGATGGACAAAGAAGTGATAATCACTTTTCCCGTATAATTTGTTTGTGCGGTATCTTTGGTGAAAGTGCCACCGAAGTTATCTTGATCCGCGGCTTTCGCACTGCCAAAGAAGAAGTCCAGAGGATCACCCGCTATCTGCTTCGCAAGCAAGGTATCAAAACTCATTGCGCCTTCTTTACGCGTCAAAAGTGACTCGCTGGAAATGGTGAAACTCTTCTTTCCGGCAAGAGAGCCGGCCCAGTCACCCATCATCTTATTGGAGATATCCAGTTCTTCTGTACTGATATCCAGTCCTGCACTTGATCCGAATGCTATCGGGTCTTCCCCGATAAAAAGCATAAGTTCACCTCTATGGATGTCTTTGCTTGAATCTAATTTCTTATCTGCCATAATTTTAAAATTAAAATATTACCATTCTATTAAAAAATCCATTGTCTTGGCATATTTGGAGTCAGACCGTTCCTTAACAGTTCCGACAGCCCTGATACGCATCCATGGATTAGTAAATTCACCTTCTAATACATCCTGGATAATACCGATAATCCTGTTGGAATTATCCATAGTGCTGCTCACCGCGCAAATATAAAAATGCATGACACTTGTAACACTCCCCATTTTACAGGTTATCGGATCGGTCAATTCGCTATCATAATACACGGCATCACCAGTTGTTCCCTCGTCAATGTATACCGGGAATATCTTGTCCTCAATCAAGACTTTCAATTCTTCGGAATCAAGAAGGATACCGATTATTTCTTGCTCTATTTCGTAATCATGCAATTTCATACACATTTCGCTTTAACTTTTTCCACAAACTCCGCTATCCCCGTCCCGATCTCGACCATGGCCTTCTCCTTATCCAGATCATTTGTATCATTCCAAAAATAATTAGGAGTAGCCGCTCCCGTACGTCCTCCTTTCCCGCCACGCTTCCGACTTTTATGCTTACGCATACGCTCTACTGTTCCCAAATCGACCAGGTGAGAATGGTTTCCACCATTCTTTCCTTTCTGAAAACCTGCGAGAACTCCCAACTTTTCTCTTTTGACTCGTACAGTGAATGAACGAAGCAGATTACCGGTTTTACCTCCCGGACCGGCACGCATCCGTTTTTTTAGTCTTTCCATTCCACCTCTTTTGATAACTTCACCACCTTTGCTCAGGCCGCTCTTTATGGCGGAATCCTTGTCTATCCCGGATAAACCGGCGGTCAAAGCATCAAGAGCCTGCTTGTTTATAATCGTGACTTTTATCAAATTTTCCTTCATCAGTCGTTTACTTTTACACAGGTTATCAGGCAGGAATTATCATGAAATTTACGGTCTATGTCCAGTATTCTATAAATCTGACCATTATAGATAATTCGAAGGTTATCCGTTATAGACTCGTCATATCTCACCCAGAAAGTAATACTCAGATCAATAAATTCCTCCTTTGCGTTCAAGGTCACATCATTGGAGACTTTTCGTTTACGACGCTCTGCGGGAATGTTCGTCAAAACGGGAACCGGTTCCCATTTCTTCACCCTCTGGCCGCTATCTGAACGTACTGTTTCCGCCCTTTGAAAGGAAATTACTTCACGCGGCATCATACTTCACTACCTCCTCTGAATTTAATGAACGGAGTAATCAAATCCTCCACGATTCCGGTATTATAAGGGCGTGCGTAGGATATTTCAGAAGTAGTATCATACAGCGTAGCCACTTTTACAATGATAGCCGTGCGTAGAGCCTCATCTAATTTCCCCTCATCACTCAAACAACCATCGTCAGACAATGGCCGCTGCAACCTTTTTTCAAGATTGCTTTGAGCGGCTTTAATAAGCCTCGTCAGACGGTCATCATCCTTACCATAATCGACATAACCGGGTATTGATTTCTTTACCTCTTCAAGTGTCACGTATAATTCCATGCAGCTTTATGAAAGTGGGCGGGTGCATTCCCGCCCGGTTAAACTTACGCCTTAGGCGTTTTCTTCGCAATAGCAAATGCCTCCGTGCGGACGGTGAGCATATCGAAATCAGTATTCAGCACGAAGTAGATGAGGTTTTTCTTTGCTCCGGTGTAGGGGTCTACAATCATGTGCATCTTACCGAACTGGCCAACCAATTCGTAGTTGAAAATGCCAAAGCCGAGTACGTCGTCACCGATATACTCGGTCATGAACACCGGATAGCCGTTGATCTTTCCATTCTCCAGAACCATCAAACCACTTCCGGCATCCTTCGGAGTAGCTTCCAGTTCCGCATAAGTCGTAGCAGAACATACATAAGCCGCAGTACCGTCAAACACGACACCGGTTTTCATTACCGCACCCTTAAGTGCTATAACATCTTTCCAGGATAATCCTGCACCGGCAGCAGTAGAAACCGCTGGAGTTGTCGCAGCCGCAACATAGCAACCGTCAGAGGCCTTGCTTGTGATCTTCGTAGTCTGGAACATCCACTTGTTTAACAGACGTTGCAGCCCCATCACCATCTGCGTACGCACAATTTCCAGCAGGGCGTTATTACTTTGGTCAATAGCACGGTTGGAAACCGGAATAGCCAGGGAAACACGCTTGGGAGAAGGCTTGATTTTTGTAATGTCAATCTTGGTGTCTGCGACCTCCGCGTTTTCGTCCTCGATAGTGGCTTCGATGCCTGCAACAACGGGTAATACCCAGTCACCGACAAGCCCGTATTGCATTTTGCAACCCACTTTGTCCAAGATCAAACCTTTCTCCAAAGGCTGAATAATCTCGCCAATAGTCAGCGGAATAAGCGGTGTCACCGTAGTACTGTCCTGAATGGTGTCAGCGCGCGTCAAAGGAACTTCGATGGTATTTCCATTCATAACCCCTTCGCAACCTTCCGGCAGCGAGCGGTTGTGTACGAATGAGGCAACGGCACCGGCAAATACGGCTTCCGCTCTCATTTCCTGTTCGGGAACCTGCACACCGGATATAGCCCTTTCCATTCTGAGCTGTAAAATCTCCTTTTCCTGTACAAGAGCCTCTTTTTCTACGATTTCGTCATTAGTAAGGCTTCTTTTCTGTGTCTCCAGCATGTCCGCCATCTCTCCCAGGCGAACATTGATTTCCGCGATTCTTGCACGTGATTTCTTAATTTCTTTCTTGTTCATCTTTTTAAATTTTAATTAGGTTTCTCAATGCTTCTACTTCTTGTTTATATTCAGAGGGTTCAAGGGAACTTTCGATGCTGCGTACATTAACGGCAGTGCCCATATAAGCCGGGCTTGCAACAATACTGACTTCACGGATAATGTCTATTTTATGGACTTTCCGAAGTAAAATTCCATCCGACCGTTTTAGCCAGGTGACATTCTTTTTTTCATCAGTCCAATAGCCGAACGAGGAACCGAACAGATCACCTCTTTTCACCATTTCGACCGCATATTCACCGTCCGGGGTTCCCGGAGCGGTAAAGCTATACCCCAGACCATATCCATCAAGGCGAAGACTGAGCGAACCCTGTCCCTGTCTGCTGCGTGCAAGCAGTCTTTCCCCGTTGTGTTCAATCAGCGCCCGAATATCACTTGTACGGATCAGTTCTTCCGTGATTGCACCCGGTTCGATGATTTCGATAAAGCATTTCCGCAAAACGGGATCATACATGTATTTACTTTCCTGGCCGATAGCAACTGCATACCCTTCAATTCCTCTTTCGTTCACCAACTTCGGGGATGCGTCACCGCCAAAACTTCTAATTTCCAGCTTTTCCATATCTACCTCTTTTACACTACTGAATCTTCTCCGTTCGTGGGTGGCACTTTATTACCACTATTTTCATTTTTAACATTCTCATCCTTACGTTTAGCTCCAATTATAGGCTGAACATTGCAACTGATCATTGCAACATCACCGCCGGGAACAGGGGCTTTGCCGGCTTTAGCACGTAATTCATTCACGGTAGAAAGTCCGTTTAGAATCTGTTTTTCGTAGAAAGTGGCAATGGTTTCCAAATCTGTCTGATAGAAAGATTCAATATCAAACCGGATGCGATACTTGCTTGCTACCCTCCGGGGGATGAGTTTCATAAAGAATTCATTCTCAATCTGCCTTAAAATAGGCTGTAAAGTTCCAGTCATATACTGTACCTGGCTCATCTCGCTAGCTTTATAATTCTGACTCTGTCCGGCAAACGCCATATCCGGATGCACACCGTAAAACCTACAGAGTTCAAGTACAGTAAATTTCATGATCTCCAATAGCTGAATATCGGCGGGCGACATGGAGAGAGCATTAAACTTCAAAAGTCCCGGCAGGTAAGTAATCGTTTCTCCGGATTGCAGTTCTTTTCGGAAACGCTCGGCAGCATCTTCCAATTGATTCTCCTGATACTGTACATATCCTTTGGTCGTAGAATCGGAGTCTCCGCTAATGAAGCCTTTATAAGTGTTTCCCGGTCGAAAATTCCGCTCACTCTGATAATTTGCACTGGCAGATATGTTCATGGTGCTGGCGGCGTAACGGATAGTAGAAACCCCTGTATACCCTCCATCCAATGACAGGTTGCGCAAATGAATAATCTCATCGGGGTCCAATGTTTCATAGATGTTGTTTACCGGATCATTCACAAGGTAAATATTCAATAGCTTGTCATAACTTACACTTCCCGGAGACAATAGTACCAAAGACTGAAGTTCTCCACCCCTCCAATCCGGATAGATATAAGCGTTGCCCTGATTGATCATCATGATTAAGGCATTCCGTATCATTTCAAAAGCCGACTGCCTGCCATTGGGACACAGTGACAACAGATAGTTGACAGGATTGTCCTCGTCAACCATGAACACACCGTTTTTTTTCCGAAGCAGTTGCAATGGGAGGGAGGCAATACTTCCGCTTAAAATAGAGACACAACGGTAAACCGTTGCCAGTTTCATCGCCATTTCCGGGCCGGTCACGGCGGGAGCAGTATCCTGAAGCATCCTTTTTGTTGTACCCGTTTCGGCCACTGTTTCAAAATAGCTCCGTTCTTTCACCGGTTCAACAACCGATTCCGGCGTTTTCTTATTCCAAAATTTAAAAGTCATCGTTCGTAATTATTATATAAATAAAAAGTCATTACTGTTGTGATAACACCGTCTATCTTCGCATTCTGGCTTCTTTTTACAGGTTTGCGATTCTCCAATTTATCTTCGTCGATTACCGCATTCCCAAAACAATACCAGTTTATCGGGTTGTCATTAAAGGTCACGTGCCCGGTCTTGGCGGATATCTCGAAACTCTCCACGGGACTTGTGAATGCGCCGTATGTCTGACTGATGGGAGTCAGCACTTTCTTAGCTCCTGAAGCAGACATGATGTTCACAAATTCCAAGCTCTTATAAGGGTCGTAACCTATGGCAAGGATACATAACTGTTCCCGGTTACGATGGTTGATATCATCCGCTATCAGGCGATAGTCTATTACATTTCCCGGAAGAAGTCTCAGGTGCCCGGCATCCGCCCATTTTCTGTATAACTCCCGGTTGGGATGTTCCTTCAATGCACCTTCTGGAAAGTAATAATCAGTATGCACGTGGAAATTTCTGATATCCGGCATGTAGACCGTATAACTGACCGCGCTAAAGTCATCGCATACGGAGAGGTCTACGGCTACCATTGCATCGGGACGACCTTTTAAAGAACACAAATTATCATCATTCCGAGCCATAGCCTCAACCTCAGAAGAAGTAAACCATACCTTACCGGTATTCTGCACAAACATGTTCAACAGCTTAGTGCGGAAAGTCATCATGTCGTCCGCATTCAGTTGGGCTTTCCGATATTCGTTTTCGTAGTAGTCCGGTTGTACGGTGACTCCAAGATGCGGCTGCACTTTTTTCCATGTACGGGGATCATCCTCCGCGTCGTCCACATCGGGCTCGAATATGTGCGCAAAAATGAAATCATTATCAATCTCTCCGCGAAGAACGGCCTTGTATGAATCCAACATATCCACGAACGGACTTTCCAGCTTGTCACTGGCCGTTGTGATCACCACGGTAAGAGGATTCACACGGGCTCCCATGGAAGAGGTGAGCACATTTTTAAGAGCCGCGCTATCAGCTTGCGAATACTCGTCAAGTATAACCATGGAGGCGTTCAATCCGTCCAACTTGTCTGCATTACTGGCAAGACACCGGGCAAACGAGGTCTTACCCTGCATCTTATTGAACACCTGCTCGCGGTTTATCTTGAAATGCCGGAATTTCGGATCAAGACATTTAAGAATTTCCTTGATTTCACTGAAGCATATCTGTGCCTGGTTGTAGTTATTGGCAGCTACATAGGATTGAGCATTCGCATCCCCGAACAGAAGGTCATAAATAGCCAATGAAGCGACGGAGGTAGTCTTGCTATACTTACGGGGAACAAACAGGAGAGCATCACGGACCAGCCTTTTCTCTTCCGTCTTGTAAAAGCCCAGAATATTTGCGAACTGAAACACCTGAATGGGAGTGAGCTTGTACCGGGTACGTCCGTTCAAGCCGGAGAATTGCAGACTCTCATAAAATACGATGAACTTCTTCACCTCGCCTATCTTGAACAAATAGGTATCCATCAGGCGGAAGAAGCGTACAATGGAAAGAAGCTCATACAGGTTATGACCGTCCGGGTCGGCTCTTACACTTTTGATATACATGTTCAGACGGATATCTATCCTGTCCAGATGATACTTATGCAAGTCGATCTCCTGAAGTTTTTCCTGAGTCTCTTTCTTTAGTTTCCTTAATTCATTTTTATCCGTCATTTCTCATATCATTAATCAGTTTGGAAATAGCATCTTCCTCGGTGGAGGCTCCCGCCGTGTCGAGGGTCAAATGCAGCTCACGGAGCCATTTCCGGGACTGCTCACTCAGCTTCAGCATGAGGTACATTTTCTGAACATTAGGATTATTCCCGTCCCTGTCATCGAACACCCCGGAAGCCTCATCCAATTCTCCGCCGAGTTTTCCACATTGAGCCAAAACGATAGAAGCCTGCTCTATTGCCAAATCCATGGCCTTAGAGTAAGTCTTCTGACCTTTCATCAAACTTTTTAATTTTCGCTCAATATTCTTCTGTTTCATACACACAATTTATGTACATAACCTGCGCATCAATATATTTGGGTGGCACTTATCTTTAAAACCCTCCCCCGGTACACCCTCCCCCTATATTTTCACCTCGTGCGTGTATCTATAGGCAGGAGTGGGTTTCAAAGGGAAGACCCGCCCTTGAAAAAAAGACTCCCCCGTGGAACAAAATTTTAACACTTTGTTCCACGGGGGAGAATAAAAAGATGAAGGTTGCCTGTTACTTCAAATACTTATCAATGAAAGATTCTGTTGCTCTACGTTGGTTAGCTTTGACAGCTTCCTTTGAATGACTAAACATCTGCCTATGTATATCTGAATGGCATGCATGGCATAAGCTCATCAAATTATTATATTGGAACATCAAAGCATACATCTGGCTTTCACCAACCACTGATTCAACTGGAATGATGTGATGCACTTCTGTAGCGGGCACAACCACACCATTGCTTTTACACTGTTCGCACAGGGGATTATTCCGCAGCTTCATCAGCCGTAACCTTTTCCATTCTTTCGAAGATATCATCTTAATATAATATGGATTCCTACTCATCATTTACAGATTTATGAGAGATTCTTCGTTTGGGCTTGTCAAACTCAACATGTTTCTCTGCTTGAGACATCTCATCAAACATTACCTCTATATCGTATGGAACTGGTTCTGTTTGCGTATCACTGGTAGGGTCAGCAACACGAAGAAAACAATGAATAAGAGACTGGATAATCTCATATACACTGCTAAAGCCGTACTTGCTTTTTATCGCATCAAGCTTTTGATAAGTTTCGGGGGTAACTCTCGAATAGACTTTCTTAGTAAGTATTTTCTTTTTCCTTGCTCTCATGTTTAAGCCTCATCAATTTATCACGTTTATATTCTTCTGCATACTGTGAGTTAGCCTTATTCCTGTTAACATAGATCACCGTTGTGCCGGATACCCGGATGGGATAGAGTTTCTTTTCTCTTTCCCGCTGCCGAGCAATGATTTCATCAAGGTTGCTCACGTTGGTTGTAGTATCCGGCTTACGTTCTTCTGCCGGGCCCTTGCGCTTCTTTTCTCTATTGTTCTGCATTTTAATCTTTTTAATAGGGTTATCTCATTTGACTTAATGTTGTATCATCGAAATATTGACATGCTGCATCATCAGCCATTGCCGCACTTGACCCGCCTAAACTACACTCACAAAAAGCGTCACATTCTCCACATACACGTGAGGAAAAATCACGGCCTTTTATCTCGCCATCCTGGCAGGCCATATTTTCACAAAACACCTTCTTTTGGTGATATTCACACCATCCGTTACCGAATGAATCTTCATTGGCGAATAGTTTGCATTCGCCACATACTTGTTTCTCATTCATATAAATGTTCCTTTCTATTCTGTTATACGTTAATCTTCATATTCATCATCGAAATATGTCTTATCAATGACTATTTTAGTCTTGAACATAACAAGGTTAGCAACATACGTCAAGAAATTATTATGCAGGATACCACACGTAAATGGTATTTCCATAGAAGTACCTTCGTCAAGTGTGATTTTCATATTTCTATCATAACTCCCTCTTTTATGCTCGTATGGTAAGCCAAGCATAGAATAGAACTGTTGTCCTTGTTCATTTTTAGAATCTTCGTGAAGTGTAATGCTGCATTTTTCATCACCACATTCAAGTTTCATATTATACCAACCATATCTTTCATCCTTTGATATTTCAACCTCTATCGGTTCGTCGTCATATTCGTGCTGCTGTTTAAATTTGTCAACAATATCAGACACTCTAATAACTTCTTTGCCACGAGTCAGGAACTTTCGAACTAGTGGTACATAGCTTTTCGCAATTGCTTCATTGGCTATTATATCAATTTGAGAAGAAAGAGATTCATTTATTACCCCCATGACTTCCGGCATTGTAAAGCAAAAAGATGGTGACATTTGATTAAGTCGGTTTTCAATCTCTTTTTTAAATGGAGAATTATAACCAGTATAATACTCTTTGATACATTCGACTGCTCCTTTTAAAGCATATTCATTAGCTTTTTTTTGAATTTCTTCCATATCAAGCATAGGCTCGACAATTCTGTTTTCTTTTTCCATGATTTATTTCTTTCTATCTTGTTATTAATTAAACGCAATCTATAACAGTCAAATCAACATACCAATCACCGATAATCGGGATAGAATAATGTATCTGATTTGTATATCTTCTTTCTGGGCACGTTAATTCAATAGTATCCATCTCGCAGAAACTATAGTGAGTTAATTCTTGCACAAACTGTTCCATCAGGTAAGTAGGTGACTCGTAGTTATCGCTCCATCGCACAGCTATTAAATCAAGGTCAGATGCACATGTTCCATGAACTGCAAGTGCATACCCGCACTTCAAAGCTATTTTTCGTAATCCTTCCAAAACACATGCGTAAAACATCGGTTTTGGATTAGTCTGTATATCTTTTACTAATTTGCTCATATCTAAATTGTTTTGAGGGTTATTTAATTTCTCTTATTTCATATTTCTGCTTACCGAAATAAAATCCAAAGCATAGCCATTCAAACTCAAATTCATGGCTGTGTAAATTGATATTTATTGCCGGCAACAATGCCCAAAACTGAACATCAAAGTCAATATCTATTTTAAAAGTCCTTCTATTCATATTTCTATTCTTATTAATAAATAGCCCGCATTTCCCGTTAATTTGGTTTTCCTCTGCTACTGTTTCAACCCTGTAACTCGTACTGCCAACGCAAGCAAGACTAACGAGGATAGACGGTATCTTAATGTTTGTCGATGTTGGCCATCTGTTCCATTCCAAACTTACTGATTACTACAAGGTGTTTACGGGCTATTTGATTCATATTTTTATTGTTTTACTCTATTCGATTTAAAATTTCTTTCTGTATAACCTCCTTCGCATTAAAGTGAAAGAGTCCCTTTTTCAACCGCCTAACGTCCTGCATTGGCATTTCATTGATGTAGAAGTAAAAGGCTTCATACGGATCACTGAAATTCTTAGCAAGTGCATTATTAGGCTTATTGTTCATGTATCGTTCAATGGCGACTATCATTCTACGGGCATATCCGGGAAACATCTTAAATTCCGTCTGCATCTGCTTGCATCCTGCAAGGGGACAACCAACACAGCCATGACGAGAAAGATTGTAGGGTGCATCGTAATATTTAGAATATGGCAAATCATATTTTCGGATGTAGTTCCAAACATCTGTTTCTGTAATTTAGTCTTTGGTTTCATAATTAGAATAAACTCATCTGTTTCACCTCTGTAACCTCTTTCTTTGACCGTGACGGCTTTTTCTTTAGTAAAGCATATTGTTCTTCAGTCAGGCGCTTAATTGCTTCCTCACGTGCTCTTTTCTCATCTTCCTCAGTAAGCTTTACTGGTTTGGTTTCAGGAACGGAAGCGGAGGCCTTAACATTGGCAGGGAGTTTATTTATCTTGATGTTGTCTTCATCATAGTAATGGACAGCTAATCCGAATACTTCATCATCGGACATGCATACGGCATTGCCTCTTTTCTTGGCTTCTCCCATGATGTATGTGCAACACTCATCTATACTCTTATTCTTTTTTTTATAGGCAACAGCAAACAGTTCATCAACCTTTGCCCGCTCATCCAAATAAGAATGGATGGCTTCCTTCAATGGATTTTGTTTACTCATAGTACTTCTTTTTAAAAATCATCGCAATCCAACTTAGGCATTATTATTCCTTTCGTGTCGTCCAAATCACTGTGAGGAAAGTCTAATATGACACATTGATAGTTCTTCCCAAAACTCATACGCACCTCTTTCGCATTCACAGAAGCACATAGATCAGAAAGATAATATGGATTTAGTACAATTTTCCTTTGATCACCCGCGATCCATTGATCGAATACCTTTTGATAGTCCGGGTATTTCAGCGCGTCACCCGAGTAGAAGTTGATCTTTATACTATAACCGTCTCCCTGCACGAAAAAACCGTCTTCTTCAACAGACACAACATCATACTTCATCAATAGCTGAAATCCCCGGGCGTGGAGAAAATGACCGTTTAGCAGTTCTATTTCCGATTCATCAAAATTAGAAATCTCACTTACCTTAGCTTTAATAAGGATATGGCCATCACATGCAATCGCATAAGGACCATCAAAATAGATGTAATTCAATACCGGACGCAACTCATCAATCGCGCAAACCTTATGCAATTCAATGCCTTTTTTAAAATTATGTCTTACCTTTTTCATAATCACTCTACATCTTTACTTATTAAATTAATCTTTGATATACAGGCGACATCCCGTTTTATCTTTAGCCCGCAACAGAAAGCTGGCCGCTTCATCACTATCCACGATCAGTTTAATTGCGGTCAGCCCTTCAGTTGTTGGTTTCTGAAAAAGCAAGGAACAAGGCTGATTGTAATATGTCCAGTAGAAGATAAAATCAGCTAAATAGAAGTTATCTATCTGGACGATATATTTAACAGGTGGACGCTGCATGATAATCTTTAGGCTAATTTCTCAATCTGGTACGCTTTTATGTCATTGTACCAATTGGCATTTACTTCCCTGGCTTCTACAGTGAAGCGAACTCTTACTTTTTCTCCAACTACAGGAGCATCTTCTATAGGACCGTCAAAGCTCATCATTGCGAAACGCATCTTGATGGGAAAGCGCTCCAATGTTTCCAAAACAAACTCCTTCTTTTCCCAGTCTTTTCCTTTTTTCGTTTGTCCATGAGTGGTTGGCAATTCCACCAATATTCTGCCTTCTATTACATGACTCATATACTAACTTATTTAATTATTATAATTATAAATTTTCAGCCCTCTAATGTCGGTACCCGACAACCCTGCGGGCTGTATAGGACAAGTTGCCGAAAATCGTTAAAAATGCTATTTTAAAAGCGTATATTGCTTATTATCAAACAGTTATACGCGCACCATAAGGTGCTTTTTATTATATGTGTAATTTATTGATTATCAAATGGTTACTATTTTCTTCGAATTGGCGTAAATATCCCAACCTGGTAACTTGCCAAAAGACGGTCTTTAAATTCACGTTCCAATTCGCCCACCTCTTCCACATACTTCACGCGCTCTGTCGGCCAGCTACGGGCAAAATTGCGGATCGTTTCCCACTGCTTTTTGGTGAGCGCACCATCCAGATACATCTTCTTGTACCGTTCCTTGTAGCGCGTCACGCCTATACGTTGTATCTCACGCGCTTTTTCAAGTTGGGACATCTTTACACCCTTCATAGCGGACAACTCTCTTACAAAGTTTATCTCTGACCAGTCCTTGTAGAAGATGCGGCCAACTTTGGACAAGAAGGAATTATCGGTTAGTTCAGTCAAAGGGACGGATTGATGTTTGTATACCGTTTCAATGCGCAATATATTGGCACCAACCCGGCGCCCCTTTTCACCGGCTTCAAAGGTCTTATCATAAATCTTTAGCACCTTACGGAAATATTTGCTTTTCTCCGTTGTCTTCTGTTTGGCTTCGGGGTAGTTGGCATCATTCCATAATATCCGGCCGGATGCTTCCTGAACCTGCTTTATATACTCGTCCGCCGGCAGCTTCATTTTCATTGTAATACCGATTTCGTAGTAGGTAACTACAGCGTTTTCCGGCTTTACTGAAAGCCTTAACAGAAGCTCCCTGATTGTCCGGACTGCCATCGCAAAGGTCATCGGGCGACTGTTGTCCAGTTTTCCGGTACGGCCTTTACTCCATAACTTGCAGATAGAACACTTACAGCGTAGTCTACTGCCTCTGATCTCAATAAAACAGCCGTCAAAGTTGGCGTATGCCGTCGACTTATAATAGATTTCATCACCTTCCGTACATTGCTCCAGGTAATTGCGAAGAACGATAGTGTCAATATCGGCAATATCAATAGTTGCCTTTATTATCATCTTGTCGAACATTGCCTTTTGCTTCATAAAACTGGCAGCGACGAAGGGATTCACCGACCAATTTCCGGTTTAAAACTGAACAGGTGACTACGATGGGCATCCCGAATGGACCAAAAGACCGACAACAGTTAAGGCATTTAATTACCTCACACCTCTTTATTTCCTTCTTCTTTGCCATAAGGGTACACATCTATAATAGGGGTTTCAACGACTGATCCGATACGGTATTCGGCCATCGTGCCTTTCATCCCTTCATGTAACTTGGTAGTTGCATCCTCTGTTGAGGCGCCTTGTACAAGTACATAGGTTGATGTCTTCTTTTCGGCACCGCTTTTATCATCCAGGGTAATGAAAATCAGTTTGCACTTAAACCAGCGGTCGGCAGCTTCTTCTTCGCTGGGGAACAATTCACTGAAGTTGGCACGACTGATGTCGGATACTGTGAATTCACCCGAGATAAACGGTGTCATTTCCTCGATGATGCGGGCTTCCGCTTCCGTAAAGCTGAGAGCGTCCACCAGATAAGGTTCTATCACTTTCTTATTCATCCCGTTCTCCATTACCTTCTCGTAACGGATCTTACATATAAACCATGTGTGCATTGCCATGACTATTTATTTTTATTGTTCAACTTCTTTATAAATTTCTTGCACCTACGACACAAATCCTGATCGGGAGATGTTTTCGGTGCGTATTTCTCAATCTTATCAGAGCATTGCCGGAGAAGGCGCTCTAATGCTTGTATGTCCGTTTTGCATAATTCCATGTCACTTAATTTGCTTTTCCTTCTTCAATCGCTTCACCTCTTTCCGGTAGTAGTCAATCATTGCGCGATATTCAAAGTCTGAAATTTTATTTATCTGATTTTTCATCGCCTCAAGCATCAATACGGTAGGCTCTCCATACTTGGCAATCAAACCGCGTCTGTAGCCCTGTATATTCCCCTCGTCAAAGCGATTGCACTTCCGGCACTGGGCATTGCAGTTCTTTTCATTGAACCGGGTAGCCATGTGCTGGCGGTTAATATAATGGCCACAGTCAGACTGATCAAAGGGAAGAAGCCTTCCGCATGAGATACATTTGAATCCCCCGCTTGGAAGCGCATCCCGAAGCCGGATGAACATAGCGAACACCGTGTCAAGGCGTGATTTTAAATTAGCGGTGGACATAGGTAACACCCGTTATCTGCTGATACTGATCCTCACTGCGGAAGCGTATAGCATTCTGGAACCAAATATCGTTAGCCGCCTTATAAGGATGCTCGTCAGTTAGATCACTTGAATTATCATCCGACAAACGGGCGATAATAGCACGCGTACGGTCTTCGTCATTCCAGAATATGGCAGTGTCTCCAATGCGGGGAACTTCTTCCACATGATCCGTTAAGTCACAATGGAAATCACCGTAATGCTCAGGCTCAAATCCAATGATTAACTTGTTGTCAATAGCTTCAACAGAAACAATTCTACTATCAAGGGGAATCTTGTAATCTTCAATCTTTATTTTCATGGCTAATATGTTTTTGAATCGTAAAACTTCTTGTTCTTCATATACTCCTGAGCTACGTCGTACTGCGAAGCCGGAGCGATACGGTCATGGATGTACTGGTATTTTTCAAGACTCATGCCGGAAAGAACGTCATCGGTGTATTCCACTCTACTTGAATAGATACATCCGGCAACTACAATAGCAATGAGGATTGCCTGAATTATATACTTACTGATTTTATTCATGCTTGATTCTCCTTATCCACAGTAAAGCGTAATACATCCGATCCTTTGCATTCCCAACGACCATTCTTCTTATCGGTTGTCTTGACATAAGCAATCTTCTTCTCAGCAGTCAAGCGTTCCAAGCGTCTACGACCGCCAACCAGGACAGAGGCTTGATTTTTACTGAATGTAACCTTCTCAGCAGCACGCATTATTTCTTGTAGTCTATCCATGATTATTCTCCTTTCCTATGAATTTATTTACGAAGTATATCTGTCCTTTACCGGTGACTTTGCTTGTGGTATTTACTATGACATCACCGTTGGGCTTAGTTATTGTTGTCTTTTTGATTTCAAACAACCCTAATTCCATAGCCTTCTGCGTAGGCTGGTTATAGTACTGGCCTTTATTGCAGAGATAACCGTTCTTGCGCATCCATGCAAATAACCGATTCTGCCCTATGGCTACCCCATTTTGAGAGATGATTTTTGCAAGCTCAGATACCAGACAACAACGCTGGGAAGTTGATACAGCCTCAGCAAATAGAACTTTAGGTTTATTGGCTTCAAGTTGCTTCTGCTGGCATTCAATTTGCTCCTGTTGATGAGCAGCAAGAAGAAGGGCCTCTTTGAAAGAACCGGGTATCTGAAAACCTCCACTCTTTATCATTGCTTCCATCTTATTGAAAGCTTCAATGTAATCCAATTTGAATTGAAGAGCTTTCTCACCTGTGAACCCCATCACGAGGAGAGTAAAACCATCACGGTTCATTACGTATGCGGGAGCCTTTTTAACGCCACCGCCAACTGGCATTGGAATCTCTTGTTCAATTAGGGCAAACATTTTGTTAAGTTTCTGATTCTCAACGAAAGTGGATTTTTCCGCTTTCGCTATCAACTCTCGAACTGCATCCAGAACTTCAACATGGCGTTTCCCGAATTTTTCAGCAACCAGCAAGCTGCTTGTTAACACCTGATTGTTTTTTCCTTGAAATACTAAATCTCTCATATCCTTTTCTCCCCCCTAAAGAAGAAAGCCCTATTCTTTCATATCCTTAAAGTGGCAGTTAGGATATTACCGGAATAGAGCTCTTTCAAATGTCTTTCATTCGCGGAAACTGCCACATAACCGCTTTTATTGCTGTAAAACATTACCTCATCTGTAGGATAAGTGAAAAGGACTGCCTATCTTTGTTGCGTTCAAACATACGACGATAGGATTAGGGACGCTTCTCTAACAGCCCTTTTTGTATCCGTCTATGAGCTTAGTGACGTTTTACGAATGCAAATATATCAGTAATTGATAAACATAATATCATTAACTGATATATTTAACTTATTTTATATCATCATGGCAGTTAATGAAAGATTAAAGGAGATTAGAGTCTTCTTAAAGATGACCCAAAAAGAAATGGCTAACATACTAAGTATCAGCCAAAACTCTTATTCATACATAGAAGGAGGAAAAGTATCATTGACTGATAAAAATAGAAAGATACTAATTGAAAAGCTTGATATCAATCCAGACTTTCTTGATGGAAAGAATAAACGTTTTTTTATACATGAGGGATCATTTGCTGCTGCAATAAATAAAGCCTCAGCCAACGAACAGACAATAGTAAACTCTGTATTAAATAATTCTGGTGCCGAAAAACAGGAAACTAAAATAGAGACTCGTCCCCGTATTCCCTATACTGCTGCTGCCGGTTCTCTAACCAGCGCCATGGAAGGAATTACATCAGAACAATGCGAACATATACCCCGTATCAACATCTTCCCTGAGTATGATTTCACTATTATCATCAAGGGTGATAGTATGGAACCCAAATACGAAGGAGGCGACGAGGTGGCATGTAAGCGTATAGACAGTACATCTTTCATCCAATGGGGTAAAGTACACGTACTCGATACCGCACAAGGTATTCTGATCAAAAGAACGTATGAAGATGGGGAGAAGATACGTTGTGTATCATACAATCCGGAGTATCCGGATTTCTCGATAGATAAGAATGAGATTTACTCAATGAGTTTAGTTGTAGGATTAGTTAGATTATAAGAGCATGAATAAAATACTAATTATAATTATCTTATTGATGTCTTCCATCACCATTTGGGGACAAAACAGAAGCGTAACCATATACAATAATGGACTAACACATGACAATGTTAGTGCGGACATTTTCAACAATGACACGACTTACATTTACTCAGTTACCACAGCTGCTATGTGGACAGGTAAACTATCAACCAAGATTGTGTATAAGGGACAATACAATGATTTTACAAACTTCATGATACAGCTCTTTCAATTTGCTGAAGCAAATAAAGACAATAGAGGAGCAAAAACAGTGATCAACAACATCAATGTTGAATCAACAAAAAAAGCTGGAGTGAAATGTATCTCTATAGGAAATGGGAAGGATGTAAGTAATACTACCTACAAATCTATAAAGGGAGCACTAGAAGCAATAATTTCCTGGAAAGAGAGTAACTAACATAATTATTAATCCACATAAATATAAAACCATGAGAAACACATTATTGGCATTAGCAGCACTTCTAGTTTTTGGCTGCACAAATAATCAAGACAAAACTGAAATAGTTAACCTAACTCAAGAAATTGAGAAGTTGAAATCAGAAAATGAAGAGTTGAGAAAGACAATAGATCTACTCAAATATCCAGCTTCTGACAGATTGATACAAATCAAAAAGTTGATTACAAATAACAGTTTTGCTAAAGCACAGGAAGAAATAAACCAGCTTCGGAACTTATTTCCTCAATCTTCAGAAGCGCAAGAGTGTAATGTACAGGAAAAAATAATAGAAGAAAAACAAAAAAAGATAAAAGCAGAAGAGGAAAGAATAAAAGCACTTGGATTCAAGGCATTAAAAGAAGTTTCCAACGTCGAAGTTTTCTATAACAAAATCTCTGTAGGGGTATTTTCTACAGCTAAAACATTCACATTTGATGCGTATGATGATAGATACTTTTACAGGACTGCTGATAGAGGCAACAAGTATATTTCAGCTCGCATTACAATTACCTCCACTGATAAAAACCCAAAATTACCAGTATTCTATGCATATCGTATTAGTGGAGACAAACTAATATGTGAAGGCAGTTTTAAATTAGAATTTGCAAGATGGGAAGATTATGCCACTTATTTAGGAAATTATAGTGATAACAGTAATGACTTTTCTAAAACATCAACAATTCCATTTAAAATAGGTATAGAGGTAAGTGACGAAATTGCAACATCTCCATTAGTTATTATTTGCCGGAAACAAAACTGTATGGTGCGTAACTATGACAGATTTGCAAATCCGCCAGTATCTTACTCGATAGGAGATGGATGTACTTATGATACTACTCTAACATTGGACGATCTTAAAAAAGGCTATGCAGCTGTGAAGATATTAAATAGAAATAAATTATAA